TACAAAGTTAAACTTTGGATTTACGAGGTATGATAATAAAGGAGCATTTTCAAAAATAATAAAATAGATGTCAAAAGTATTACCAAGAGGTGTATTCCCGAGCCAAGCGGTTTCAGATTCAGAAAAAGCATCTAAGCTGTACGGTTTAGAAATTGCTAGGGCTATTGAATCGGAATGGTTTAAAAGAGATTCAGGAACTGCACGCTATTACGCGAACAGAGACAACTTTCACAGACTACGCTTGTATGCTAGAGGAGAACAATCAATACAAAAGTATAAGGATGAATTATCTATTAATGGTGATCTATCTTATCTTAATTTAGATTGGAAGCCTGTACCCATTATTCCTAAGTTTGTGGACATAGTTGTTAATGGTATTGGCGAAAGAGCATATGATATTAAAGCATACTCTCAAGACCCTAATTCTATTCAGAAAAGAACTGAGTATGTAGAGTCTTTAGTTAGAGATATGCAATCTCGCGAAATATCTGATCAAATAGAAGCGCAGCTTGGTCTTAACGTAAGAGAAAATGCTAAGAAAGACATTCCTGAAACTGAAGAAGAACTTAATCTTCATATGCAGCTTACTTACAAGCAAGCAATTGAGATTGCCTCAGAGGAAGCTTTAAACAATGTTTTCGACCATAACAAATACGAGCTATTAAAGAAAAGGTTAGACTATGACATTGCTGTTATAGGTATGGCTTGTTCTAAAAACAGTTTTAACACTGCCGAAGGAATTACAATCAAATATGTAGATCCTGCAGATATTGTTTATTCATACACTGAGTCGCCTTATTTTGATGACATATATTATGTTGGTGAAGTTAGAAGGGTTAGTTTAACTGATCTTAAAAAAGAATATCCTGAGTTAACTCAAAAAGATTTAGAAGAAATTGAAGGTACTGGTTCAGGATCTTTAATGTACAATAAGTCTTATGCTGCAGCTGACGTTCAGGATAAATCATATGTATACGTATTATACTTTGAATGGAAAACTTTTAAGAACCAAGTATACAAAGTTAAAGAAACAGCATCAGGTGCTTTAAAGGCTATTAAAAAAGACGATTCTTTTAATCCACCTAAAGATGATAGAGCAAGATTTGAAAAAGTAAATAGATCTATTGAAGTATTATATAATGGAGCTAAAGTTATTGGTTCTAATAAATTACTTGAATGGAAGCTTGCTGAGAATATGACAAGACCAAAGACCGATACTACTAAAGTTCAAATGAGTTACAACATTGTAGCTCCTAGAATGTATAAAGGTCAAATCGAGTCATTAGTAAGTAGAATGACTACGTTTGCAGATATGATTCAAATTACGCATTTAAAACTGCAACAAGTACTTTCAAGAATGGTGCCAGACGGTGTTTATTTAGATGCCGATGGACTATCCGAAATAGATTTAGGCAACGGAACAAATTACAGCCCNCAGGAAGCATTAAATATGTATTTCCAAACTGGTTCGGTTATTGGTAGGTCCATGACACAAGATGGGGACTTTAATAATGGTAAAGTACCTATTCAAGAATTGCAAACGTCTTCCGCTGGCGGTAAAATATCAAGCTTAATTAATTCTTACAACTACTATCTACAAATGATAAGAGATGTAACAGGGTTAAATGAAGCGAGAGATGGTTCTACCCCTGATTCAAATGCTTTAGTTGGATTACAAAAACTTGCAGCGGCAAATTCAAACACAGCTACAAGACACATACTACAAGCTGGTTTATATTTAACATTAAAAACCGCAGAAGCTATATCACTTAGAATATCTGATGTTCTTGAAAATTCAAATACAAGGAATAACTTTATTCAGAGCATTGGTAGATTTAATGTTGGTACGCTTGAGGAAATTTCAAAACTTCACTTGCACGATTTTGGTATATTCTTAGAGTTATCGCCAGATGACGAAGAGAAGCAATTACTTGAAAACAATATTCAGATGGCATTGTCTAAAGAGCAAATATACTTAGAAGATGCTATTGACATTAGAGAAGTTAAAAACTTAAAGTTAGCTAATCAATTATTAAAAGTAAGACGTAAAAAGAAATTTGATCAAGACAGGCAGTTACAACAAGAGAACATCCAAATGCAATCGCAGTCAAACGCGCAAGCTGCACAAGCCGCTGCACAAGCAGACGTTCAAAAAAATCAAGCTATTACGCAATCTAAAATTCAACTTACATCAGCAGAATACGAATTAAAAGCGCAGATGTTAGAAAAAGAGGCTGAAATTAAGAAACAGCTTATGCAATATGAGTATGAGCTTAATAAGGATCTTAAGCAGATGGATTTACAAGTGATTAATGATAAAGAGAAGTATAAGGAAGATCGTAAAGATAAAAGAACAAAACTACAGGCTTCTCAGCAATCAGAATTAATAGATCAAAGAAAAAACAATAAAGCTCCAAAAGATTTTGAATCCGCAGGATTTGATACACTAGGAGGATTTGGCTTAGGGCAGTTTGAGCCAAGATAAAATCATACTGCATAACTTATATAATATCATATCATGTCAGAAGAAACCGCAAAAGTTGTTGTTGATGAAACACCAACAGCAGCAGAAAAAGAAACACAAGTTCTCGAAGCAGCTGGAGTAGATACAAAAGCTGATGACGGAGTCTACAAAGTAGATTTAAGCAAACCTAAAACGCAAGAAAATGCCGTACAACAAGAAGAGCAAAGGGATGAGCAAGGCGAAGCCGATGATCAAACCGAAGAAAAATTGCAAGAAGTTAATGAAGAAGTAGAGGAATCTGCTTTAGAATTAATTGAAGACACAGAAGAACCTAAAGCTGTTGAAGAAGAACAAGTAACAGAAAAAGAGGTCCTTCAAGAATTAAAAAACACTGGAATTGAACTTCCTGAAAATATTCAAAAAGTTGTAGACTTTATGAATGAAACAGGGGGTACATTAGAAGACTATGTTAATTTAAACAAAGATTTTTCAAATGNTGATTCCGACGCNTTATTAAAAGAATATTACAANCAAACTAAATCACATTTAGATCAAGAAGAAATTGATTTCTTAATTGAAGACAATTTTGAATTTGACGAAGATTTAGATGAGGAGCGAGACATCCGAAGAAAAAAACTCGCATATAAAGAAGAGGTTGCAAAAGCTAAAAGCTTTTTAGAAACTCAAAAGAGCAAATACTACGATGAAGTCAAGTTGAGTTCAAAGTTGGCTCCGGAGCAACAAAAAGCAATAGACTTTTTTAATCGATATAACAAAGAGCAATCTGAAGTACAGCAGATTCAGGAAAAACAGTTTAATCATTTTAAACAACAAACCGAAAAAGTTTTTANCGAAGANTTCAAAGGTTTTGATTTCAAAGTTGGAGAGCAACAAATACAGGTTTAAAGTTAATGATGTGGCTAAAACAAAAGAAGTACAAAGCGATCTTAATAATGTCATAAGTAAGTTCTTAGACGAAAATAATATGATCTCTGACGCTACTGGGTACCACAAGGCTATTTTTGCTGCAAACAACGCTGACAGTTTAGCAACTCACTTTTACGAACAGGGTAAAGCCGATGCCATTAAAGAAATTTCAAGGGATTCCAAGAATGTAAACATGGATCCTAGAAAAACTGGAACGGGTGTTATAGAAACCGGAGGAATGAGAGTAAGAGCCATAACTGGTGACGACAGCTCTAAGTTAAAAATTAAACTTAGAAAATAAACATTTAAAAAATTTAAAATGGCTACAATTATTCCAACTGGAGGACCAAACTTAAACGCGGTTCCAGCTCCAGCTAAACAAACATTATCAACTAACTACCTTTCTTTTACAGGAGGGCAAAATGACTGGTCTCAGCAATACTTACCAGAATTATACGAAGCAGAAGTTGAAAGATACGGTGACCGTACTGTTTCTTCTTTCTTACGTATGGTAGGTGCTGAAATGCCAATGACATCTGATCAAGTTGTATGGTCAGAGCAAGGAAGATTACACCTTTCTTACGAAGGAGCTGCATTAGTTGCTTCAACTGGTATCATTACTGTATCTGGCGGNCACGCTGTAAGAGCTAACCAAACAATTGTTATTTCTGACGGAACTACAACTGTTAAAGCTTTTGTATCTGNTGTTACTGCAACTACTATTACTGCTAAGAGATATGACAAAGCNTTATTCTCTACTGACTCTGACTTTGCTGACGGTTCTGTAAGCTTATTTGTTTTCGGTGCTGANTTCAACAAAGGAACTACTGGAATGTCAGGAGCTGTTACTCCATCTTTCCAATCTTTCACAAACCAACCAATCATCATTAAAGACAAATACGAAGTATCTGGATCTGATGCATCACAAATTGGATGGGTTGAAATTACTGGAGAATCTGGACAATCTGGATACTTATGGTATTTGA